AGTTTACTTAAATTTGTAGAAGAAGATGCAAAAACAAAATCACTTAGACAATTACTTCAACGCTTGGAAGGAGAACCAGCAAGGCAATGGGAATACTTCTATAAAAACAACACCAGAAAATGTAAAGGAAGCACATGAAGCATTATTTCATGCTACAATGAACTTACCTAATGCTGCAGCACATTGTGGCATGACAATCAAACAACTAAAGTTAACTTTTAGAGAGTATCTTAAATACAATGCACCAGACGATGAAATCTTATAAGACACCACTCAGATATCCTGGCGGTAAGTCTCGTGCTCTGAGTAAACTGTTTCAGTTTATTCCTGATCTATCATCTTACACTGAGTATCGTGAACCATTCTTGGGTGGTGGCAGTGTAGCTCTTGAGGTTAGTAAAAGATATCCTCGTTTGAAGATCTGGGTAAATGATCTTTATGAACCACTGTATAATTTCTGGAGAGAAATTCAAGATCACGGACATGAAGTTAAGAACATCCTGCTCCAACTTAAACAAAGGCACCCTGACCCCGCTTCAGCAAAACAACTTTTCTTGGATGCTAAAGCTTATTTGGAGAAAGACACCGAGCATACTGAAGCAATTCATCGTGCTGTTTCTTTCTATGTTGTCAATAAGTGTAGTTTCTCTGGTCTTACTGAGTCTTCGTCATTCTCCAAACAAGCAAGTGACTCCAACTTCTCCTTCAATGGAATTGAAAAACTAACTGGTTATCAAGAATTGATTGCAAACTGGAAGTTCACTAATGAATCATACGAACAACTTCTTACTGACGACAGAAGTGTTTTTGTATATCTTGATCCTCCATACGAAATCAAATCAAATTTGTATGGTAAAAAAGGAAACATGCACAAAGGATTTGATCACGATGAGTTTGCTATCCAGTGTGATAGATATGCAGGTCGCCAGTTGATTTCTTATAACTCTGATCAAATTATCAAAGATCGTTTTGATGGGTGGACAGCTGCAGAATTTGCACACACTTACACCATGCGGTCTGTAGGGAGTTATAATATAGATCAGGCATCTAGAAAAGAGCTTGTCCTTTACAACTATTAACTATGAAATGCGAAGTTAAATTATTCAAAGCAGGAACTATCTTCACAGAAGAAGTGATTGCTAAAGACTATCAAGATGCACGTCAAGTTGCTCTTGCTAGAAATCCAAATGCTACAGTGGTGAGTGTGAATGCATCTTTTAAATAAAATGCTCACCATCTGGAAATATGCACTCGGATCATTCTCAGACGACAGAACAAAAGAATATGACAATTACGTGGTTGTGGTACGCACTGTTATATTCGTCAGCTACCTTATCACTAATTGCTTTATTATTAGCGGAGTAATCCGCCACTGGAACAATGTACCAACTGAAAGACTACCTATACAGCATCAATCAATCCAAAAGAAACATCTTGGATGACGATCCTGATGCACAAAAGAAGTATCCTCCGTACATTGTAAACAGGTGTCTCAGTTCTTTTACTGATACTATCTTGTTTTCTAATGAGATGAACAAAAACTCTCATCTACCAAACAAGCTTCAGTATGATTTTTTACTAAATAGTGTGAAACCAAGGAAACGTTTCTCTCCTTGGGCACGAAAAGATTCTATTGATTATCTTGATGTAGTAAAAGAGTATTATGGTTATAATGACGATAAAGCTCTACAGGCACTCAGGATTCTCACCAAGAATCAATTAGATAGTATTCAAAAATCATTGAGCAAAGGTGGTAAAAATGGGTGAGACAGAAGTCCAGTGGAAACAAACAGATATGGTAGAAGTGGTTCTTAATGAACCAGATGACTTTCTCAAGGTGAGAGAAACACTAACAAGAATTGGTGTAGCGTCACGCAAAGAAAGAAAAATCTATCAGTCATGTCATATCTTGCACAAGCAGGGTCGTTATTTTATTGTCCATTTTAAAGAATTGTTCGCCCTTGATGGAAAGAAAGCAAACATCTCTTTAAATGATGTACAACGTCGTAATCGTATTGTACAATTATTAGTTGACTGGGGACTTGTAAATATTTCTACAGAGAGTCAGGAAAAGATCGCAGATCTAGCACCTTTGAATCAAATTAAAGTGTTAAGTTTTAAAGAGAAAGGTGAGTGGACGCTTGAAAGTAAGTACAATATTGGTCGTAAGAAACAAGAAGTAGAATGAAATGGAAATCAGATGCCAATGGGTTGTGGTCTTGGAATAGACACCCTGATGGATTGAAATCTTTTTCTGATAATCCTCCTACTTCAGTTGATGAAGCTATCAACCGTAAAACTAATATGTACAAAAGATCAGATGGTACTATTAGAACACTGAGAGCTAAGTCAAGAGCTAAACCTTACAAGGGTTTGCAGTTTGAGGATGAGAATTATGAAAACAGAAAATCTAATAGAGGTAATCCTTCTAAGAGAGGTGACAACGAAAAACTAGTAACTCCTGATAAAGCACTTAGAAATGCAGCATACCGTAAGATGGCTAGGATTGCTGCCGTAGGTAAAGTAGCACATCATGGATTACCTGTTAGTTACCTTGCTAATGCTGAACGTGAAAAACCTGGCACAATAAAAGCATATGAACTTGTCTATGGCGAAGGTAAAGTAGGACACACACCTGATGCTCTAGTTGAAATGACACATGAAGATCATGATTACTTACACAACGTTTTAGAACCAACTTACGAACGTTCTATTAACAATGCTGGTAAAGATACAGATGCAATCCTTGGTAGAATAAACCGCAATTTTTAATACGGTTCTCCACTATTAAAAGTTTAGTGTAAATGTTTAAATATTAATGTGATGCCTTATGGGTCACATGTAAACGTCGCTTTTAAAGGACAATGGTAACATTTAACTGGGAAACATATACTCCATTCACATTAGGATTTGATGAAACATTCAGTAGACTTGAAGCTCTTGCGGGATCAAGAGACAACTATCCTCCACACAATGTCGTTAATGGATCTGATGGTAGAACCATTCTGGAACTCGCTCTTGCAGGATTTTCAAGAGGAGATATTCAAGTGGAGACAGAACGGAATGTTCTAACTGTTTCAGCAAACAAATCTTCTAAGGAAGAAAAACAATATCAACATAAAGGTATTTCACAAAGATCTTTTTCAAAGAACTGGCAAATGGGAGATGATGTTGAAGTTGAGAAAGTAGATTTTGAAGATGGTCTACTATCCATCACTTTGAAAAAAGAACTACCAGAAAAACAAAAACGAAAGAAACATTTTTAAATGAAGACGGGCACTTGACGGTGCCCTTTTTTAGTGTTAAACTTATAGCTGACTCACGAAAACTATGGCGGTATCAATCATAACGTTAAAAACGGGTGATCGCATCATCACTGAGTTGAAAGAGATTTTTGATGGAGAGGGAGATGACAAGAAAGGCATCTGTCTTATGATGGAAGATCCTTACATCTTAAATCTTGATGGTGCTACTCCTCAATATTTGACAGAACAACATGGTATGGAGTATCAAGTTCGCTTCAGTAAGTGGAATCCATATTCTACTGACTGGCAATTTAAACTTCCATATGATAGTGTAATGACTATTAGTAATCCAGAACCAGGATTAGAACAAGCTTGGAAACAAAAACTACAAGAAAAAAAGGAATTAGAAAATGACGGAACAGGTGAAACTGAAAACTAATCATAATATTCGTGTTGTAAATCTTACAACTGGAGAAAATGTTCTTTGCATGTTTGGCGAAGTTCGTGGAGAAGATGAAAAGGTAATTGGGTATCGTATGTTGTATCCATATAATTTGAGTCTTGGTACTGAAAATGAGGATGGAACTATTCCTATTTCATATACACGTTGGTGTCCTTTCTCTCCAGTAGAAGAACATCGTCTTGGTGGAGAACATATCATCAGTGTTGTGTATCCAGACAACGGTATTGTTGACAATTTTGCAAAAAGACTTCGTGAAGTTGGTTTAACTGATGAACAAATTTTCTTTCCTAAAGAGGTAACTGATGGAGATAACAGCAAACCTGCTGAAACTGCAGAATGAATGGATCGTCGCTCAAGTTGAACCAGTAGAGGGAGACACATTACCAGGTGACCCTGATGTTTGGCTAGTTGAACCTTATGTGGTAGACTACGAAGGTCAACTATGTCCATGGGCAGAGCACTCATCTGAACGTGAATTCAACGTCAGGTCATCTGATTTGTTGGTAGTGACTAATCCTAGCAAGGCAATCCTTGCTCGTTATATTGAATGTCTTGAATGAATTTTTACACTAGTGTGGAACAAGCAGGTAATCGCTTGCTTGTACGTGGTTATGAGAATGGCAATCGCTACAGCGTTAGGGTTCCTTTTAATCCTACGCTGTTTTTGCCTACA